ATGATACTCAGGATCAAACGGTCCTTGGTTTTGTACGTTGTCGATAAACACAAGATAGATGCGGCCTGTGTCGGTGCGTTCTTTCAGGATGCCACCCTTGAACACATCTTCGGCGGCCATGGTCTTGGTGCGTAGGTCTTTGCGCTTTTCATACTTGACATACAAGTCTTCAAACCGTGGAGTGTCTTTGTAAAATGCTTCATACAAGTCAGGCACTTCGTTGGGATCAAAGAATGTTATGTTTTCTTTATTTTTAAATCGTCTCCAGAAGAAAGCACTAAGCACAACCCCATAATCCATATGACGGACTCGGGTTTCTTCTGTTCCTTGGTTGTTCTTGAGCACAATAAGATCATCAAACTGTAGATGCCAAATAGGATAAAAAACTGTAGCACTTGCATTACGAATACCTCCTTGACTGCAACTTCTTAGATCACCAAACCATTTTTTCAAGAATGGAATCATGCCAGTATGCATGATCTCGCCACCACGGATGGGACTGCCTAACGGTCTTAGTCGACCAATTTCTAGACCAATGCCGGCTCGTTTGCTGGCATACTTGGCCATCATCTCACCTGATGCAAATATACTGTCCAGGTCATCATCCGACCGGATAAGCACACAACTACTGAACTGCTTGGTAGGAGTGCCAAGACCAGCAAGTACAGGTGTGGCAAGAGTGAACAGGCCATCGCTGGCACAGTTATAATATTCTTTGATATAGCGCATCCTGGCGCTGTTGGGTTCTTCCTTATGGAACACTGTAGCGGCCGCAACCATGTACCTTACCTGTGGCGTTTCGTAAATTTCTTTTGTGGCTCGATTCTTGACCAGATACTTTTCAATCAACTGTTCAATGGCTGCATATGAATACAGTTCGTCACGATCATGATCGATCATGTCGTTCATGCGATTCCAATCATCCTCTGAGTACCATTCCAACAGCTCAGGTGTATACAGGCCAGTGGCCACGTTGCGCTTGATTATTTCATACAGGTGGGGAGGATCATATGTTCCATAAACGTCTTTCCTCAACATGCTGAGTCTCTGCTTGCCGGCCACATACTGATAGTTGGTGTGTCCCACTTCGGGATTGGTTTCCACATCAATTAGATCCACAATAGATCTTAATGTGATGCCGTCAATTTCTTTTGTAGTGATACCATCGTAAAAATGCAATTGGCTCTTGATCTCAATCATGCTTTGACTGACATCAGCAATACCGCTGCAAACTTTAGCTATTTGGGCCTGCCATTTTTCTAGATCTAGTGACTCTCTTTGGCCACTTCTTTTGACTACTGTAATTTGGGTCATTCCTACCTTTGTTTTCTAATTGTATTGCTGTTTTATTTGGCTCTGCGACAACTGCCTACGGATTTTTATTGCTTGGCTGGTATTTACAACGGTATCGGGGCTCCAATTAAGTATATATTTTGATTTGTCGACCACGACTAAATTATGTCCGTCCTGGGTCAAAACCAAGGTTGCATCCGCTAAATCCGCACGGTCCAGCAAACTTATAGTATACAGGATTCCCAAGGCTCTTGCAAGATCACAATAGACATTGTCGTTCAAAAGTTGCCAGGGATCTGGCCAAGTTGCAAGATCATCCCAGTGTAGGTAATACGGTTGCCAAGGAGTGTTAAACCACCATGAGTTGATGGCCGGTAATATGGATTCAACAGAAAGAGCGTGACACTGTTGTCGCATGCTGTACCAGCTTTCCAGCCGTCCAGCAAAGGTAGTGGCCCACATCAGGCTAGATAGTAGATTGAATAATTGAGTGTACCGTTAGAACCGGTATCAGTGGTACTATAGCTGACTCTAACTATGCTTAAACTTTGAGTGATAGAAAAATTAACTCCTGTTGCAGTGTTTTCAACGCCGTAGTCATCAAAGACAAGAGTAGCTGATCCGGCTGATGCTACCCTAACAGTTCCAGTACGGAACGTTTCAGCTCTTACAATTGAATAATCAAAACTAAAAGTAGGGGTCAATGCTGTATCAACGGTAAAGATTTGGGTGACCCCAACATCGTTAAGTACAGTAATAGATTGTCCGTTTAACCTTGTATAAGTACCTTGGCTAAACTGAGTCTGTGTTGCGTTTTGATTTATATTATTAGAAAACAATGCAGATATGTTTGAAAATTCAGTAAGAATTTCAGTATTACCAATAACGGGTGCGCCGTCTTCTAATGTGCCATTACCAATGTATAATTGACGTGTGTCAGTACTCCAGCCAAATTCTGCACCGGCTAACTGCGGTAAATCTGAGTTGTATCCTTTACGATTGGTGATCTGACTGATCTGTACAATAGCCATTTGTTATCCTTTTGTGTCTATGGTGTATTTAGCAGATAATACTGCTCTACACGTTGCCACCATTGCTGGCGATATTGTTCAAATTCTGCACCTGATATTACGAATTCTTGGTATTCAGGCTGTCCAATGATATTTCCATTATCGTCCATTTCAGGTTTGACACACATCAAAACCACACCTTTTTGTATTGTGGTACCATGCACTTCATTGTGTGCTTCGGCATAGGCGCATAACTGCAAGAAGTAATCGTCAATCCAGTCACGACGTTTGGGTTTGTTGGTCTGCTTGTAGTCTAGTATGCTTTGTTCATCGAGATGCACACCGGCAGCGTCGGTGGTTCCGGCATAGATTCCAGGAAAGTATAAAGGAACTTCATAGCCCCAGAACTCTGTGACATTGCATAAGCCATGCTCAATCACGGTTTGTGCCATAATATGACTTTGTTTACTGTAGGGATTACTACCAGCTTCGGCAATCTGTCCGGTCTTGGTATAGTCTTCAAGATACTTGTGCATTCTAGTGCCACGATTGGCTGCTTCTGTAGTGATGGCCTGTGCCTGTGCATGTCCCACTCGGTTACGCCAGTTTTGTAGGGCCTGTCGCTTTTCTTCAGGCTTGGTGGCTTCCAAGATTGTAGTCACACTGGGTAACTTACGACCGTCCGGTGTAGCGTACAGTCTGCGCCCGTCTATGGTTTCCCTGGGTATGGGTTGATAATTAAATTTTGGATTGTACATATTTTTTATAAGCTGATATATTAATTTGAGATATTTCATACATGCGGTCAATACGCAATTTGCGATCTGGGTTATGATACAGTTCTTTTAAAGATCCCATCATGGCCTGTATTCTTTTATGACCTGTAAACTGGTCATAACTTTCGTCGATTACTTCTGAAAAAGTATGGAAACCATAATTTCTTAGCAGTTGCAAACTTCCAGGACCTTCAAGTAACAAAAAAGGTTTTCCGGTAGCTAGACATCTAGCAGTTTTTTCAGTAAAAAATCCAGTACCACAGGAGTCAGTTTCAAATATGATTTCTATCTCGTATTTTTTCCATACCTGATGATAAGTTTGATATACTGTTTGCCAGTGACCATAACCTGGAATAAGTGATTGGTCTCCTTCAAACTTTTTATTAGATAGCCATTCTACAATATCATCAAATCCATGCTGAGAATGGTTACGGTATTGAGTGGTCAATAGATCTCGATTGGGTCTATAAATTAAAAATGCATCATCTCCAAATGCTCTATCTAGTTCATGTAAAAATCTTACTCGATATGTTTTACCAAGTCCACAAAGGACTCCAACAAACCTGGCGTCTGGTGTTCTAGCAAACAAGTTTTGTTCGAAAGATTGTTTAAGATATTCAGCAGCTGAGCAAAAGATACCAAGATTGGTTAGTTGATAGCTAAATTGATCGTAGCCAGTATATCGGTTATGGGTTTGTAATACCACACGAGATTTTGGTATATCAAACTCATCACATAATCGATCTAAAAAAGATAGCATTCCACTTTCCATGAGATTTTCACCATCACTAGCATTAATGTGTATGTCTTGACCGGTATAATAATTAGCTATCCAATCTGTAAAAATATGTTTGAATTGGATTGTTAACCCAGTATTATATGGATATGCCACTACACATACCACTTTATCACTAACTGATGATATCATATCCTAAATGATTCGCCGCAACCGCAACGATCTTTTTCTTGGGGGTTGACAAATTCAAAGCCTTCGTTAAGTCCTGCACGAACATAGTCTACTAGCAGTTCATCCAGGATAGGAAAGTCTTTGGGATCTACTACAATTTTAAAACCATCTGATTCAAACACTAGATCTGATTCTGCTGTGCCGTCTACATATTCCAGTACATAGGCCAAGCCTGAGCAACCGGTAGTTCTTACTCCAAGTCTTATACCAATACCGTGACCTCTACGATCAAGGCTGGTGGCAATTTTGCTTGCGGCTTTGGGTGTGACGTGGATCAATGCTTTTCTCTGTAATCTGCTATGGCAGCTTTTATAGCATCTTCCGCCAAAATACTGCAATGGATCTTGACAGGTGGTAGTGCAAGTTCCTGGGCGATCTGACTGTTCTTGATCGTGCCCGCCTCATCCAGAGTTTTGCCTTTAACCCACTCAGTGACAAGCGAACTCGATGCGATCGCCGAACCACAACCATACGTTTTAAATTTTGCATCTGTGATGATCCCATCTTGAACTTTGATCTGTAGTTTCATTACATCACCGCAAGCTGGAGCACCAACCATGCCAGTGCCAATGTCCAAGTCGTTGGCATCAAACTTGCCTACGTTGCGAGGGTTTTCGTAATGATCAATTACTTTATCTGAATATGCCATGTTGTATTTTCCTAATTTGGAACTAGAACTAGTCTATAACAATTACAGTTAGCATCTAGTATTTGCTCTTGGTGATACCCATTGGGTGCTGACGGCTGTACCAATGGTTGCACATAAACTGGTTGTGGTGCTACATATACCGACGCAGGGGTATAGTGTGGTCTAGACAGTTCGTAACCAATCACGCCACCAATGATAGCCGGTGCTATCCAGTAAGTTCGATTTGGATGCGAGCTGTGATGCCAAGGTCCGGCCTGGACTGCGGTGGCAAATACAGCAAGTATAACAAGTAATTTTTTCATAGTCAACTCCTTTTTACAAGTATACGATACTTATGCTACGAAGTCAATGGTTTAGGTGCGGCGATTCAAGGCCGCTTTGGCGTTTTTGTCTACAATAGCTCTAGCTTGATCAACTGGCATGCCAGTATCACCTTCGGTGTTGCCACGGAATCTAACCACACCACTGTTTGGATCAAACGGTTCAAGGATATCTTTGAGTGGATCTTGTGCAATATACTCAGGCAAGTTTTGTGGGTTTACTTCGATGCCAAGACTTCGAGCTGCCTGCATGAAAGCATCTGTGCTAATTTCTTTTCGAGCATTTTCATCATCAGCCCTGCCGGCTAAAAACTGACTCAAGGCTAATAATTTTTGTGCGCTGGGATCAGCTGACTCACAAATTTCATGAAAACGCATTATCTGCGACCACGGCCTAACGCGGCAGGAGGTGTTTTCATGTTGGCATCAATGTCAAGATCAGCTTCAAGATCATCAGCTGGCATTTCAGTATCCATCTCGGGAGCGGCCATTTGACCATCGTCTGGTAATCCTGCGCCACCTAGTGCGTCCATGGCTGGAGGAACAGCGCCACCTTGGCCAGTCACTACACCAAGAGCTTGTTCTAATTGTTGTTTGCTGGCTTGTAAATTTTGTACTAGGCCACCCAATGCCGCATTGGCATCAGTGTTAAATTGTACCGATTGCTCAACACCAACTTCGTTTTTGACTTGATCACATAATGCAGGTAAATCTTTAAACTGCATACTGGTCACATCTTCCAACATCT